ATCGGCAGATTTGTCAATACCCTATAGCCTAATTTTGAAAATTTTTTGGAAAGTTTTTTCAAATCGTCGTAACTCCTTATATAGCAAGGGTTTACGAAAATCCGGGCTGTTTTCTGCCAAAAGAGAGGGTGGGGGTATCAATGCCAAAAGAAAAAGGCAAAGTTTAGAGGGTGGGGTTTTTTCAATTATGAAAGCCCCGAAATATTATAGAGCGAAACCGGCAGGTGGTTCTCACGAAATCAACCACTTCAAATCTAAATGACCACTTTTATAGAAATCTCGGCAGCACTATTTTTCAAACGACCACTTTACTGGTTATCAAGTCCAACAATGCCACGACCACACTTCTTTTTAATGCCAAGTTTTTGTCGCATCTTCCTAACAGCCTGAAGACTTACAACCCTTCCAGATCTTTGTGTCAAAGTATTAGCAATCTCTTGATCCTTCATAGATTCTGCATTTTCCCTAATATATGCTTTATCTTCTTCAGTCCATTTTACGTTCATAATCTCATTTTCTCCCAAAAAAAGTGGTCATCTGTGTATATACTATTGTAGTACCTAACGACAACTTTTGCTTAAAAGGAGATACAATTTTATGAAAGTTCCTCAACATACCATTCTTAACTCTGTCGAGTTAAAGGTGACTGCATCGGAAGAATTGGAACAGGAAGTGCAAGAAGAATTAGCATCAGCTAAAGCTGCTAAGGCAGAGCCTAAAAAAATGGCAGATGTTCTAAAAGCTAATAAAGTATCTAAGGACAAAACCTCTGTTGCTACTTCATCCTTGCCTACCGCGAGCGGAGAGGGATGCTGTAAAGGTAAAAGGTCTTGCGATCACAAGAAAGGCGAGGCAAGTGAAACTTAAAATTTTCTATGATGGAAACCCTGCTAATACTCAAGTTGTTGATGCAGAAACAGGAGAGATGATAGAAGGAGTTGTGTCTGCACACATTGATATTGATGCTTTTCAAGCACGAGCAACTTTGATTCTTGCAGACTTTGAAGCGGACATCAAACAAGTAGAGGTTAGCGATGAAGATCCCGAATGGCTACACAGAGCAGCAAGTAATCGAGATAATAGATCGGATATCGACCAGACTAGCGAATAAGTTTCGATTTGGCTATCACGAAGTCGAAGACATGAAACAGCAAGTCTTTCTAGAAGTTTTAAAGCCAGATAAAAACGGCATAACAATACTAGAAAAGTTTGATACCGAAAAAGGAAACTCACTAGACAGCTTTTTATGGATACACGCAAGAAACAGGTTACACAACTTTAAAAGAGACAACTTTGCTCGTCCAGATCTTCCTTGCACTCAGTGTCCGCTAAAAGCCTATGTAAAAGGAGAATGTACTGCATATTCTCAAATGATGGAATGTGAGTATTATTTTAAATGGCATTGCAGAAACGAAACAAAGAAAAGTCTGGCAAGCAATCAAGCATCTGCTACTCCTGACCCAGAAGTTCATTATACAAATGATATTGACGATCAAATATTCTCTAAAGAGATCTACGGAATAGTAAACAAAAACATTCCCATCTCGCTTCGCGAAGATTGGATTCGATTTACCAACCGATTAAAAATATCAAAACAAAAACGCGAACAATTACTTGAACTCGTTATACAAATATTAAAGGAGAATGGCATAGAACCATGAGCAGGAAAAGAGGTAAACTATCAAACGAGGAAATGGCATATATCGAACAGAACTGCTTCGACCTCTCTCTGGAAGAAATGGCGGAAAACCTAAATCGCTCAATCAATCCCGTAAAACGATACATCGACAAAAAGAATCTAAAAGCCAGAGATCTAACAGACGATGAACATCTGTTATCTACTTTACGTGCTCGTTATTATCACGCAGAACTCAGCAAGCAAATGAGTGACGCTGAAATCATATTCTTCGAGCAAAACTGGATTGACTTCTTCAAGCAGTTCAACGAAGATGTAACGCATACCGAAGAAATGCAGATCTTAGAAGTTATTCGTACCGAAGTTCTGATTAATCGTTCAATGGAAGATCGTCAAGAGATTATGGAAAACATTGTCACCCTTAATGATCTTATAGACCAAGAAATGAGCAAACCCAAAGACATGCAAGACACACAAGCACTTGCCATGTTCCAAACGCAGCTTGGCTCAATGATCGGATCAAAAAGCTCTTACATCAACGAGCATGAGAAACTTCTGACGAAGAAAGAAAGGTATCTCAAAGACTTGAAAGGTACAAGAGAACAAAGAAAGCGTGTTGCCGATGACGCTAAAACAAACTTTAGTATGTGGATGCGTCAACTAGATGAATTAGAGACGCGAGAAGCAGAAGGATTTGATATGGCGGTACAGGCAATCGCTGCCGATAAAGCAAGAAAGAGATTGTCGGAATTTCATGAATACGAAGACGGAGAGGTTGACCAGCCTCTTCTTAACTCAGACACAGTAATTGATGAGGAATAAGGAATGTTTAACCTGCCACCAGAGGTAGCAAAGCTCGCAGAAGACCAAGTTGAGTCGTTCAGGAACTTTAGTCCGGGTTACGTTTTTAATCATTTTAAAAATGGGCCTGTAGATGCAGTAGTAAATTTTAAAGGTCCAGATATTAGGATTTTAAAACACCAAGATGTTATCAGCGAAAAGGCAACTGCCAGAGAAAGATCACAATTTTTGGCTATGATCTATAAAGAATGGCTCGACAATCCAGAATATTCAGAGATTGTCAAAGATTTCAACATTGTAGTTCCAATAACTTTCTCGGATATGCCAGTAGACAAGGTACAGCACATACCATCACTTTGCTTTAGCAAGAACGCATACAGCAACTCGATTCTAATTCCCAATATGCTATCGCAAGTTAGAAGACACGAGTTCAATTATGTTGACACAGATGATCGTCCTTTGTTACAAAAAACCGATAAGATGTCTTTTTGCGGATCTCTTACAAATATTTATTGGAATGGTCATGGTATGCCATACAACCAAAGACTACAAGTTGCATATATGGCTACACAGTCAGATATGTTTGATTGTAAAATTATCCAACCTCCGCAGTTCGATCCAGTTGAATGGGACGAGGTAAGACAAAAGGTACAAAAGCAATGGCCGGGATTAGTAGAATCTGACGTTTGGTGCGACCAATTTATTAAAGTATCAGTAGAGGATCAACTAAAGCATAAGTTCCAATTAACCATAGATGGTCATACCTGTGCTTGGGCAAGACTACCTTGGCAGATGTACTCTAACTCTGTGGTTATCAAGATCAGGAACCAGCAGGACGATTTCGTAGAGTGGTTCTATCCTTTATTAAAAAATGGAAAACACATACTAGAAGTAGATACTCATAACCTAATTGAACTATACCAGTATATAATACATGAGCCAGACCATCAGCAATATCTCAATGAGAACGCATCGGATTTCTGTCGCAAATATTTTGATTCAGATCTGGCAAGTAGATTCTTTCTATATACCTTATATTTATTAAACAAAAAACAGAATATACCAGAGGGGTACATTAAATGAAAAAAGCGTTGATTACAGGAATTTCAGGTCAAGATGGTTCTTATTTGGCTGAATTATTGCTCGCAAAAGGATACAAGGTAGTTGGCGTTGTTAGGCGTAGTAGTATGCCAAACTTAGAGAGAATAGAGAATATCCTTACAAACGACAACTTTTCTCTGGTAGAAGGCGATCTAGCTGATTCACTTTCGGTGTATTCAATTGTGCAAGAAGGAAATTATGACGAAATATATAATCTTGCTGCTCAGTCTCATGTTGGGACAAGTTTTAAGCAGCCGCATTATACATTCGCTGTAGACGCTTTAGGGCCAGTTTATTTTCTTGAAGCAATACATAAATTTTCTCCTAATACACGATTTTACCAAGCATCGACAAGCGAGCTTTTTGGAAAGAATTTTACAGAACAAAAAGCACCAAGTCGCTGTTTAGAGAATGTATTGGGAACAGTTACACTCGATGATCTGCCGGGGGATTCTGCCTGTGACATTGAAAGATATCAAGACGAAGATACAGCTTTTATGCCACAAAGTCCTTATGCTGTTGCCAAATTAGCGGCACACCATATGGTTAGGATCTATCGAGAAGGTTACGGTATACATGCAAGTTGCGGTATATTGTTTAATCATGAAAGTGAAAGACGAGGTGAAAACTTTGTTACTAGGAAGATTACCAAGTGGATTGGCGATTTTATTAGATGGTCTAGACAGACAGGTGCGGTAGAAGCTGAATTCGACACAGACAATATTTTGTTTGACCAAGAATCCTTCCCAAAGCTACGTCTTGGCAATCTAGATGCCTATCGCGATTGGGGACATGCAAGAGATTATGTAGAAGCCATGTGGCTTATGCTTCAAAGAGAAGATCCAGAGGACTTAGTGATTGCAACAGGAGAGACTTATTCCGTCCGTGACTTTTTAAACGAGGCTTTCAATGAAATCGGTATTGACGACTTTGAACCGTATGTTGTTATTGATCCAGAATTTTATCGACCCGCAGAGGTGGAATACCTTAGAGGCAATCCCAGTAAAGCAAAAGAAGCATTAGGCTGGGAACCAAAGGTATCATTCAAAGATCTAGTAACTCAAATGGTTCGGAGAGACATAAATGGCAAAGAAGAAACGCCGCTACAACCCGTACAGCAAGAAGAGATACAACAAACCTAAAAGGGGATACAGTAAAGACACAAGAAATTATAAAAGCCCAGAATACACAAAATGGCGAGAGGATATCAAGAAGCGTGACAATCATCAATGTCAATGGCCCGGATGTCTTTCTCGCACACATATCCAAGTCCACCACATCAAGACTTGGGCAAATTATCCCGGTATGAGATTTGTTACAGCAAATGGAATTACGCTGTGCAGAAAATGCCATGATAGTATCAAGGGCAAGGAATCTGATTATGAAGGTTTCTTTTTAAAAATTCTTGAGTGGCAAATGCTGGATAAGATTAAGAAATACAATGACGATAGAAAATAAATTTACAGTTATACGAGACACACGCGAAAAGCCTGAGTTTGGTTGGTCATTTGCAGCAGATGCTTATTGTGACGGTACAATAGTAGATAAAGTAGATGCAGGAGACTATACCATCCAAGGGCTTGATGATTATGTTTGTATAGAACGCAAACACTCAATCGACGAGTTTGCTCATAACTGTATCGAGAAAAGATGGCAGAAGTGTATGCAAAGAATGTCTGAAATAAAACATGCTTACATACTCTTTGAATTTGGCTGGAATGATGTTAATACATATCCGAGATCAGCTAGAGTTCCGTCTCATGTTAGAAAGAAATTAAGAATACCTGCTGCTTATATCAGAAAGGTAATCCATACAGCTAGAGATGATTATAATATTCATGTTATTGCTTGTGGAGATAGATATAGGGCAGAACAAGTTGCATATAGGATTTTAAGAAAAGCTCATGAGTTACGATGTAGAACACTTTGATTATGCTTGGTTAAGGCTAACCAAAGACGATGTTAAGGATCTAAAAAACCCGTTGCTTGATTTAGGCGAATGGGAACAGCAGAATTTTCATCTTCATATATTAAAAATAATGCGTAATCCAAAGTATTTACATTGGACCGTTAAGCAACTTCTTAATATTGATTTGCTTCCAGAGCAAGTGGTGATCCTACAAGAGCTTTGGAGTAAATCCTTTCCTATGTATATTGCTAGTCGTGGTTTTGGTAAGTCTTTTCTTTTAGCCGTTTATTCAACACTAAGATGCTTGCTAGTACCCGGATCTAAGATCGTTATTGTTGGTGCTGCTTTTAGACAATCCAAAGTTATCTTTGAATACATGGATGTCATTTGGCGTAATGCACCTATCCTTAGAAGCCTCTGTAACGATGCTAGTGGCCCTCGAAGAGATGTTGACCGTTGTACCCTAAAGGTTAATGACAGTTGGACTGTGGCCGTTCCTCTGGGCGATGGAAGCAAGATTCGTGGTCTTCGTGCTCATACAATCATTGCTGACGAATTTAACTCTATCCCCGTAGAAATTTATGAAACAGTTGTTGCTGGTTTTGCTGCTGTTTCTAAAGACCCTGCTGGAAATGTTAAAGAAGCTGCAACAAGAAAAGCTATGAAAGAAGCTGGTGTATGGACAGAGAAACAAGAAGAGACATACGACTCACGACATAAAAACCAATCCATTCTATCAGGAACAGCCGGTTATGATTTTGAACCTTATGCTGACTATCATCGTAAGTATAAGAAAACAATCAAGAGTGGCGGCAAGGCAGAGAAGATGGTTGAAGAAGGAGAGGAGTCAGATATTCCAGATTATATGAGGCGTTTGAATCATAAAGAATTTGGTATAATCAGGATGCCTTACGAACTTATCCCAGAAGGCTTTATGGATGACCAGCAGGTATCTAGATCGCGTGCTACTATGCACAGCGGTATTTATCTCATGGAATACGGTGCGTGCTTTGCAAAGGACTCTCAGGGCTTTTTCAAGCGTTCTATTATCGAGGCTTGTGTTGCTCACGATAAGAATGTTGCAAAAGAGAATTGGCCTGAATGGTGTGATGCAGCTTTTGATGCTGTTACTCGCGGAAGAACAGACAAGCAGTACATATTTGGAATTGACCCCGCTAGTGAGGTAGATAACTTTGCCGTTATTGTTATGGAGATTCATGCTAACCATCAGCGTGTCGTTTATTCTTGGACCACAAACAAAAAAGACTTTGCTAATCGAAAGAAGTTAGGTCTTACCGAAGTTAATGATTATTACGGTTTTTGTGTTCGCAAGATCAGAGATCTTATGCAAGTATTTCCTTGTGTTAAGATAGGTCTTGACGCTCAGGGTGGTGGTTATGCTATTGCAGAGGGGTTGCGTGATCCAGATAAAATGGACCCAGCACTAAATGAAGTTGCTATTCTTCCTATCATTGAAGATAAAGAAAAAGAAACAGACAGGCTTCCCGGTTTGCATATTCTTGAGTTTGTTCAATTTGCCAGTGCAGACTGGACATCAAAAGCAAATCATGGTCTTAGAAAAGATATGGAAGATAGATTTATCCTATTTCCTCGGTTTGACAATGCCACGCTCGGCTTGGTCACAAAGACAGATGAGATGAGATTCAAGAAAATGAAGGAACAGATTGGAGATAGTGCGGCATTGAAATTATATGACACGCTTGAAGATGTTGTTATGGAAATTGAAGAATTGAAAACAGAACTTTCTACGATTATGGTAAGTCGAACAGCATCAGGGCGTGAGAAATTTGACACACCAGAGATAAAGCTAGGAACTGGAAAGAAGGGTAGAATGAGGAAAGACCGTTATTCAGCCCTTATTATTGCCAATATGATAGCTAGAACCATGCATCGAGAGATTCCCAATCCGTCTTATGCAGTGATTGGTAGAGTAGCAAATGCTATAGGGAAGAAGAAAGACGAGGACAAAATGTACTACGGTCAAGAATGGGCCGCAGGTTACAGTCCTGCTTCTGTAAAAATAATTCGCAGAGATTAATAGCTATTGGTGTAACAATCAATAGGTATTGTTCTTTTTTGTCTCTGGAGAATTTAAAATGTCAGACCCGTGTAAGTGTGATTGCACCTCACAAAATGGTAGTGGTTGGTGCTTTCCATTCGATTTATCTTTGATCCCATCCGACAATCTAGAATTTGACGAAAAGCTAGATATAAGTCCATCACCTACTGATACGGTTGATGTTAAAGTTGTAAGGTCTAGCGGTTCCGCAGGCGTATGTGAAACATTTTACGGTTCATATTGTGTAGAAGCGTACTATTGTGTAAGTGGTGAAAAGGTTACTGAACCAAACGCAATTCCTCCAAGAACAGCTAATGTTGGAATCGTATTACCAAATGATACATGTGTTGATTTTTCAAATATTAATATGCCTACGGGTACAACATATGACGGAAAACCATATGTTTCAATATCAGGTATTCCAATGACATACTTCCCAGATAACGATCAGCTTTGTGCTAGATGGTCTGCTTCTATTTGTGGAGTAAGCCTAACAGGTTGTTGCGATCCTGCTGTGCGTGGATTTTTACCCGGATACGCATTATGCTATGATGTTGTATTTTATATCAATTCTGATGCAGACGCTCCTTTATGTGAGAGCGAGCTTATAGCGGGCACTAACGGACAGGGAACACCAAGGCTTATTCAAACAACACATTGTGATAGATATTCTTGGGATGATGAAAATTGCGACAAAGTATTAACATTAAATCCATTCGAGTCAAGCGGCGTTGATGTAAACACTTGGAAAATATCAAACGAATGTATAGACATACAAAAAGAGCTTCCAGAGCAATCTGGTGTCTATTCAGACGGATCATATATCGGCGGATTTGGCCCGACACCAAGTGGACTTCAACCATTTTAGATCCGTAGGTATATAATACAATAGTGATTGATTAACAATTTAATATCCATTGTCAGGTGAATAATGAAATATCCAAAATCTTCAAATGATAACAATATAACAAACGTAGATTCAGATAGCAACCCCGCTTATGTTAGCTGGGATTCTGACGATGTAAATGAAAGATCAAGGGCTTTTGCGACATACGCTGACGCATTAGATACAGCTTCTCACTCTGTCGCAAATGTCCAAAGGGATTTTCAGGGTCTAACACCATATGCAGACGGTAGGCCGGGACTTCGTGCCTCCGACTTTGATTGGTTTAGGCCCGGACAAGCCGCTCCGGTTAAGCCCAAGGATATTATATCTTTTGCTAGATATGCATACCGAAGAATTGGATTGATCCACAACGCGATGGATCTTTACGGAGACTTTGCCGCACAGGGGATCAGACTGGTTCACCCTAATAAAAGAATCGAAAGATTTTACAATGATTGGTTTGAACAGGTTGAGGGTAAAAGAGTCTCAGAGCGTCTAGGACATCTTCTCTTTAGAGAAGCTAATGTCCCGATTAGATGGTATACCGCAAAAGTAAATAAAAGAAAAAGATTGGAAATGCAAAGGAGTATTGCCGCTGCGGACATTAGTGTTGATATTGATGCAATTACTTCTACTAAATCAGAGATACCTTGGCGTTATAATTTTATCGACCCAATTCTCGTAGATCCAGTTGGCGGTCCACTTGCTAATTTATCAAAGAATAAAATCCTAACCCTATCTGTTCCTTTAAAATTACAAAACGAAATCAAGAGGCTTCAGAATTCTTCCAACACAACAGAGAGTCAAGTAGCTCAACAAGTTCTGGATAAAATATCTCCAGATATCATAAAGGCAGTAAACGGTAACGGGAAAGTTATTTTGCCTCCTGATAAAACAGCTATTTACTACTATAAAAAAGACGATTGGCAATCTTGGGCCGATCCAATGACATACTCTGCGTTTGAATCGCTCAACCTTTATCAAAGACTCCAACTCACAGATAAGGCTGCACTTGATGGAGCCATGAATAAGATTCGTGTTTGGAAGATCGGTAATCTAGAACATAAACTAGCACCAACTCCTACCGCTTCATCTACTTTAGCAGATATGCTGGGAGCGAACGTAGGTGGTGGAACTATTGACATTGTATGGGGACCAGATATCGAATTGCTTGAAACTAGCAGTGATATTCAGTCCTATCTCGGTGAAGAAAAGTACAAGCCAACACTTATGGCTATTTACTCTGCTCTTGGTATTCCTCCAACTCTTACCGGAACATTTGGTTCTAGCGGAACCACAAATAACTTTATCGCTCTCAAGACATTGGTTGAAAGACTCAATTATGTTAGACAGATTATTATTAACTTCTGGAAAGAGCAAATAAAAATAGTTCAAAAAGCTATGGGTTTTCGTCAACCAGCTATCGTTGAGTTTGATATAATGTATTTAGAAGATCCTGCTGCTATGACCACTCTACTTCTTAATATGGCTGATAGAAATATTATTAGTGACGAATTCGTACAGAGACATGTTAAAGCAACCCCAGATATTGAGAATAGAAGGGTTAAAGCTGAGAATGTGTCAAAAGACGAAAAGGTAAGCCCATACCATCAAGCAGACCAAAATTACGGATTGAAGAAGATAGCTCTCCAAACCGGAGTAAGCTCACCTTCGGAAGTCGGCCTCGAACTTGAGGAAAAGAAAGAAGGCGAAGAGTCCTTGGTTGATATTAGGGAAAAAAAGAAAGAAAGCCCTAGTTCTCCTTCTGTAGATGTAGAGAAATCTGCACCAGAATTACCGGGAAGACCCAAAAATTCACAAGACTCTGGCCCAAGAAAGCCAAAGGTTTTTCAACCTAAAATAAAGGCATCTGCCGAATTATGGGCAAAAAAATCTCAGGAAAGAATATCAGAATTAGCAAATCCCGCTCTTCTAAAACATTACTCTAAGGCTTCGTTAAGAAACCTAACATCAGATGAGTTTAGAGACATAGAACGAGTAAAATTTGAAATTTTGTGTAATTTAGATATAGGACAAGCTATCGACAATAATTCGATTGCTCATGCTGCAAAAAACCCATTGCCACATATTCACTTAGAATTTGATTCATGGGTATCGGAAGCAGAAGAACAGCTTGGTAAATTAACCGTAGAGCAAATTCGTGATATGCGTGTGTCCTATTTCGTTTATTATAAATATGGGAACTAAACTATGAATGATATTAAAGTATATGAGAGTGAGCGTAAGCTAGGCTTAGAGGATCAGATTCGTTCCCAAGCGTCTGTTGCTTTTACCGCACCTGTCGTTAAGGCTGGAAATCAGGCAGCTAAGGCAAGTGCAGATTTGTCAGAAATAGCATCTGCCGCAGTCGAAGATCCAGATCTGTTTAATGTGTTCTCAATCCTTGTATCTACTTCATGGAATAGGAATGACGACATATTTAACAACGAAGAAGTGTGGGCAGCAAGAAAGACTCCTATTTTCAAGCCCACTAATCTTGAGCATGACGAGAAACAAATGGTCGGCAATATTGTTGATTGTTGGCCCGTGGACGAAGATTTCAAGTTAATCGCAGATGAGACAGATCCATCTGATTTGCCTGAAAGTTTCCACTTATTAGTTTCTTCTGTTATTTTTAGACAGTGGCAAGACAGAGACTTAAAAGAAAGAGCAGAGACTCTCATAGCAGAGATAGAGAACGGTGAAAAATATGTTAGCATGGAATGTATATTCCGTGGGTTTGATTACGGTGTAGTTGACCCAGATGGTAACAATCATGTAGTTGCTAGAAACGACGATACAGCATTTCTTTCTCAACATTTGAGATGTTATGGTGGTCAAGGACAATTCCAAGGCCACAAGATCGGAAGGATGCTTAAAAACATTACTTTTAGCGGAAAAGGCTTTGTTGCAAGACCTGCAAATCCAGAAAGTATTATCTTTGATAATTTAGAAAATAATGGTGTAACAAATATAGAGAAGCAACTTTTATTTGAAGTTAATGCCTCAGATATGGAGAAAGATAAAATGTCTGATAACCAATTTCTAAACGATCAGATCAATGAGCTTAAAGAAGCTCTAGCATCTGTTCAGTCAGAAAATAAAACATTGAATGACAAACTTGCAGAAGCAAATGTTTCTGCGTTTGAAACAAAGATCACAGAGTTAGAATCGACTGTCGCAGAGTTTGAGTCTAAAACTGCTGAGATGACTTCTAAATTGGAAGAATCCGCCGCGAGCGTTGAGGCTTTGCAAACAGAGTTGGATGCTAAAACATCTGCTCTTGAAACAATCAAAGCTGACATGCACAAGATGGAAGAAGACAAGAAGAAGAAAGATCGTAAGGTCATGATGGTTAAAGCTGGTCTTTCCGAAGACGAAGCGGAAGCCAATCTTGAAGTCTTTGCAGACCTTTCAGACGATGCTTTTGCAGCCTTCTGTCAAACCGTTGCAGGTATGAAAGAAAAGGCAGGAAAAGAGTACGCAATGAAAGAAAAAGCTATGAAAGAGGCCAAAGCTGAAAATTGTGGCGATCATGGCAAAGATGAAGACAAGAAAAAGAAAGAAGCTAAAGCAGAAGAAGTAGAAGTTGAAGCTGAAGCGGCTGAAGAAGTCGAAGCAGAAGAAACCGAGGCTTCTGAGTTAGTTGAAAACGAAGCTGACGAAAGCACCGTTGCTTTTTCAAGCGAGACTGAAGATGAATTATCCACAGCTAGAGCTAGTCTCCAAGAGTGGGTAGAAAAAAGTATTCTTAACAAATAAGTGATTCTTAATTTTTATTAGGAGATAATAAAATGGCTCTAAAAGGTGATCGCGTAGAACATCTAACTGACATTGGCTTCTTTAAGAGCGATGCAGTTATCGAGCGTGGTTTGATCGTTGCACACTTGACTGGTGGTTCAGGTGCAGCTATGGACGATTCGCTCGCACAAGTAGATACAGTTGCAGGTACAGGCGACCTTGCTGCTGGTCTTATCCTAAATGACGTTGTTAATCTTGACTTGACTCGTCAACAATACAACGCACACAAAGATGAAGTACAACTTGGCGGTAAAGTCACTTTGCTTCGTCGTGGTACAGTTGTAACAGACCAAATTTCCGGTACTCCGGTTGTTGGTGAAGCTGTTCACTTCGATACTCAAGGTCGTTTGACTACTGCAAGCGAAAAAGCTGACAGTATGCAAGTCGGACGCTGGTTGGGCATCAAGGACAGCGATGGTTTCTGCAAAGTTGAAATTAACATCGTTTAATATTGGAGATAAAAATGAAATCTTTTGAATATAACTCGGAAATGGAATCCATTCTCAAGCAGAGTGGCTCCCAGAGAAAAGAAGAGTCTTTGGCTGCTGTTGCAGAACTAGCAAAGGCTCTAGAAACCCCTCTTCGTAAGGGCGTTATGAGCGGAGATATCCTCGAAGGTATCTACGAAGTTGTCAATCTTGCTCCCGGTGCTACTAGCGAATTCCCATTGGATTTCCTAGCTCCCGGAACTGAGAAGGATTTTGTGGCTTACACAATTCCTAATCACGGTCGTATTCCTGAGCGTCACGTAGAAGGCGATTACGTCATGGTTCCTACC